GAAATTACAATCACATTGCCCTATTGATTTGTAGTAAGCGATCAACTCAATTTCTTTTTGATAAGCATCGGATTCAGAAAGATTTTCAGCTAATTTCTCAACATGGCAATCAAATTTATTTACATATTTTATAAACTTGTCGTTTCGGTCTTTAGTTTCTTTGTATCTTCTTCCTTTGCCTTTTCCGACATAAAAAACATTTCCGGTATCTCTAAATTTCCATGCGTAAACATAAAATTCAACAGCCATGTTATCCTCCGTTCTGTGCTTTGAACCGATTGAACACGTTGTCCAATGCACTGATTTGTTGTGTTTCGGTTTGTTTTTTTGGTGCAACAACGTCACTGTATTTCATTTTACCGTGATTAAATAATACACCGTACCATGCAACTAAAATATCAAAATCTGATTGTTCTTGTTTTTTAATATTATATGATTCCGAATAAACATACCATTCAGGCAGTGTCATTTCCCAGAATTCCGCTGGTTTTAAATCAGTGAGCATAGCGCTGCGGAATAAATCTGCTATGCTCGTTTCGCGTTTTTTGGTTTTGGGTTGTCCGCTTTCGGTTTGTTTGTTTCAGATATTTCTGGAATTGCCGACATTGCAACCAAAATGGCAGTGCTGAACAGTTCCGCAAATGACGAATATTGTTCGACCAAATCCATCAAGTCCTCAGTCGTAAAATTCGGTAGATTAAGTCCTGCCCAGACGATTGCAATTTGCTCATCAACGGTCATTATTGTCGGATTGAAATTTGAGAACGGTTTTTTAGTGATTGTTTCAAACCGTGCGATTGCTCTCATTGTCAGATTGATTTCGTAGGTTTTATCTAGTTTGTAATAGATTGTTTTTAACATTGTACCCTCCGTTAAATTAAAAAATAAAGCCGCCCATTTCTGGACGGCTCTGTTTTATGTTACTACGCTGTTTTCAATACGTTAATTTCTGTGACCTGTGTGACCTTGCCAGCTTCGTTTGCAAATATTGTGAGTTCTTTTACCACTCCGATTGTTACGGGGATTGCAGCCGATGCCACGCCAGTTGTAAGCACCTGCGAATACACTCCGTCAACAAACAATACCAACGTGTGCGATGCGGCGGTTGCTGTGACCGTTACAGACGTTGCGGTTACTCCGCTGAATAAATACTTCAATACTCCAACCGAGAATGCCGGTGCGATTGCTCCGCCCGTTCCAGTCAAGGATAGTGCGGTCAGTCCGCCAGATGCAACAACGTTCTTTGCAAATGCGGTTGATGTCCTGATTGTTGCTGAAAACGGCACAACACCGTTTAATTCTGCGGATGTGGAAAATTTTGTCACGATGCCAGTGAACGTAAATTCCAGAATCGATGATGGATATAAAACCGAGAAATTCAGTGCCGTTCCGCTGACAAGTGCGTTGTACATAGCGGTCTGTCCGTTGGTGTCTGAAACGTTCATGAATCCTTCCACTCCGATTTCTCCAGGGTCTAACATTCCAGTTGAGATGTGTTCGACAATTGTGCTTGCCAGATTGGAAACGTCCGTGGTTTCCTTTGTCAATCCGATGTCGGTTATGGTTGTGACTTCTGCGACTGCGTTCGCTCCGATTTTTAGCAGTGTTCCGTTTGCTTTAAATGCCATGTGGTTTGTCCTCCTATTTTTTTAATATGATACGTCAAAAATCAATACCTTTTCGTGCGATAATATGGATTGGTCTGATGCCTCTGGTGCGGATGGGTCGATTTCAACGGACTGGATATAAATGCCGTTTGCAATGGTTTGTTCGATGGATTGCAATTTTTCACGAACCAAATCGAATAATATTTTCATTTCCGAATAGGTCGTGTGGACAACGTGTACTTCGAATCGGACGGTTTTTAAGTTCGTCCAGCCAGAAAGCGCCTTAAACTCATCGACTGTTGACGATGAATAAACAATGTACGGCCTGGACTGTGATTCTGCCGCCTGTGTCGGAAAAACTTCTGGAGTGATTTGCTTTAAGTAAATGCAAATCTGTTCTTCAATTGTCATTTCATTTCCTCCATTCAGTTTCGATTTTATTCATCATGTACGTTATTATTCCACCGGAAAAACTAGCTGCATTCGCATCCGCCGTGTTCCGCATAAACCGCTTGCCTTGCTTTTTAATTCCGTTCCTCAGCATAAAACCGTACTCTTGCGATGCGGGATAATACGAACGTTTGCCGGACTTGCTTGTTTTTGCCAGACGGTCATTGAATGCGCTGTCGTATGTTATCTGCATGACACGTTTTCCGGGCTTTGATTTTTCACTGATTAGCACCATTGCCCTTAGTAGGTTTCCGGTTTCTCCGATTGGTGCGTTCATCTGCGTTTTTAATAATAACGGCTGTGCCTCTGATTTTACCGCTTTTGTTAAAAATCGTGTCGGAACATCCCCCATCTTCTTAAACGCTCTTTCCAATTCCATTAAATCGTCCATACTTGCCTCACATCACTGCGTTATAAACTTCGGTGCAGTAAATCTCAAGCTCTCTGTTTTTTTCCATCAAGTTTAAAACATACGAGATCTCAAAATAACGGTCGCAGTACTTAATTCGCATTGTCGGAACGATACCCGTTTTGTAGCGCATTCTAACAATGTGAGTGATTTCGGACTGTGCCGCTATTCCCTGTAAAAATTCTCTGCCACGTAGCGGTTCGATTCCTGCCCTTGTTTTCAAATAATCCGTCCATGTGTTCACTTGTTGTCCGTAGCTGTCCGATGTCACCGACTGGTTTTGAAATGTGATGGTTCTGTTTAATATTCCCGGATTCATACGTTCACCACCCTGTCGATGTTCAGCAGTGCCGACAGACTAAATGCGATTTCTTTCGGTTCGGTTCGGGTTGCGTCAATCGGTGTGCGATTTTCGTACCAGTGAGTAGTCAATAATTTTATAGCCTGTTTCACTTTTTGCGGAATTGCCTCTACTGTCGAATGTCCTGCCGTGTACGTTATTTTTACCGCATCGAGCGGATACGGTGTGAACGATGGAAAAATCTTGCCATATGCTGGTACGATTACACCTAAAAATCCAGTATTCGACCAGACGTATTCTGTTGTTGGAAGAATCGTTGTAACACCATAGCAGTCTTTATAGCTTATTTCAGATACTTCAATCAACGGAGGTCTTGGAATTCTGATTTGACACGGAAATCTATCAAGGTACAGTTCGAGTGTTTGCAGTCCGTATGTTCTGTTTTGATACGATTCGCAATATTCGCGAGCCGCGGCGATCAGTGACGATATGTAGTCATCGTCCGCGGTGTAGTTGTCACAATCCGCATCAAAATCAGCCATACCGAGCGCGTTTTTCATTTCCGACAATGACACGGGTTCATTCATTGGCTGTGTCTTAACAACTAAATTCATTTAAATCACCCCGCTGTTTCTTCATACCAGAACTCAAAAAATGAAATATCAGCCGACGAGCCAGTGCCGTTTGTGAATGTGCGGATATACCATGTATCGGGTTTTAGCACAAATTCCAAATCGAGCGACCGACCAAATGTTGATGTGAACTGCTCTGTGTTTAATGTGGTTGCTCCGGTCAGGTTAATTGTCATTGCAGACTTTATGGCTTGCATGGATGTGGATGCAGGCGTTCCGATTCGCCTGCGGTTTACTGGCACGATATCGGTTCCGCTTGTAGGCGCATTAGTCGGCGCTTCGTACAAATCCATTCTGATTTTATTCGCTGTTGCAAAAAACTCTTTAAATTTCAAATGTATATATTTTCCAGATGCGACCGTTGGTGTTTTAAAAGCATAATTTACCGTTGCGGAATTTGCAACAGATGCAAAAATACCGCTGATTGAATAGCCCTGTCCTAAATGAATCAGTGCATGGTCTGTGGTGATGCATTTCGGTGCGAGTGTGACGTGTTCGATTACAGGATGCGGAATACCTTGATTGTATGCCATCTAGCTACCTGCCTTTCTTTATAGCCATTCCATTGTGACTGTGATTGTTCCCAGCGCATAGGATGCGGCGTTTCCGGACGCAAGTTTCAAGCATAGCGCATCTCCTGCGGCGAGTGTTGCGGCTTCGGTTGTTAGTGCGGCAATCGATACCGGTGTATTTGCCGTGGATGTCATGTCAAATCCTGCGGCGAGCGTAACATCTCCGGCGGATGGCGCCTCTCCGGTTGTTAGTTTTTCAATCTGCAACGAGCCAGCTTGCCCAGCTACGGTAACATGGCGCTCATATGCGGATATTACTTTGCATGCTGCCGGTGCGATGAAAAACGTTTTTGCAACGTCGGCGGCGGCAAACTGCGGATAGGACACGGTGAATCTCGAGCCTTTCAAAAACTGCGCTGTGATTTCAAAATCTCCGTTTGCGTTAAATCCGCCAACGGTGGCACCGGTCGATTTGTTGAAAAATACCAGATTCCCGTCAACCCATTTTGATCCAATATTTGCTATCATAATTTTCTCCTCTCAATAAATAACGAGGCGGTTTTATCCGCCTCGCATTACGTTAATATTCTTAGTTGCTGTATTAGTTGCTGTAGCCGATTCCTTCAATTAATTCGCATGACAACAAGTTCGCGGCGTTTGAATTGGCATATCCGACACCGATGAATTTTCCAGCTGGAATCGATGCGGGGTCAATGGCGAATTCTACAACGAAATTGCCAGTAGCATCTCCGATTGTGTAGGTTTTTGCGTCTGTTGTGCGAGTGTTGTTCACCCAGATCGGGGATGAAAACGAGAAAGCGGTTGCATTTGTTCCTGATGCATCATCGGCATATTTGATGGATAAAACCAAATCAGCCGCATTGCCCATTTTAGCAACGCAATGAATGACTGCGCCCATTGCTCCGGCTGTTGGTGCGAGATATGCCTCGGTGGCGGACGCTGTGGTTTGTGGCGCCAGAAGCACCCTTTTGCTGAATTTTTCTGCAAATTTAGTATACATAAAATATTTTCCTCCTGTTTTTTTAATATGGTGCGGTTAAAATCTAACCGCACCGTTTCGAAATTTTATTATCGTGTTGCAAGTGAGATGATGGATGAACGGGCATTTGAACTATTTTTAAGGGATACGGTCTTGGAGTATTTTGGCATACCATTCGCTCTGAAAATAAATCTGAACGCATTTTCTCCGGTCAGGAACTGAACGTGCATGGAAGTGTCCTGTCTTACTCCGCCTTTAAGGATTAACATGTAATCTTTGAGGTTTGCGAAGAAAATATCGCCCTCTGTTCCGAGTGCCGAACAGTGGTCTGTTTCTATGATTGGCTTGCCTTTCAGCGTGGAGAGTTTTCCATCAATTGATGCGGGCAGATAAACCGGAACTCCACCCGTTCCAACAGGAAACTGCAAGAAATCAA